TGGGGCAACGGCAACGTGACAAACAAGTTCACCATTGACTGTACCGACAAAGTACTCGGCACAAGGAGGATGTGGCAAATCTAAATAGTAATGCTCTTTAAAAAATCGCCAGTAACTTCCGTTTGCCTTCCAAACTTGGAGTTCAATAGGCGGTCGTTTTTGGACTTTTTTTTTACTTCTGAGACTCTCGTATCATATACCCAATCGGGTTGCAGCCATTCGATAATATCATAGTGGCAGGATAGTAAAACGATTTGTCGATTAGGCTCGCGTCTCCACGCTTTGGCAAATGCCGAAGCCCCTATTTTAGCAATTTGGCGGTCGATTACAGAAGTAAATTCGTCTACTATAACCTTATTGGGAGCCTCACAGATGAGGCGTGCCAAGCCTGCACGAAACTGCTCGCCATTACTAAGAACTTTAAATGGGCGCAACCAAGCGGGTACATCACCGAGCCCTACGGCAGAAAGAGCGGAGGTTACTTCGTTCATTGACTTGTTAGGGGCAATATCCTCAATAATGGGTAGGTTCGGGTTCCACCCTTCGGTGAGGTTGGTTATACCACTATCCCATATTTGTTTACCTATGGAGGTTTTACCGCTTCCAGAAGGACCTACGATAAGCCCTATTTGCCAACTTTCGTCTTCTATGGGTAGATTGGCGGTGTGTTCCCACGTGTGCCCGTTTTCGGCATTGAAAAGGGACTTTACTTTTTCGGCGCGAAAGGTTTTGAAGTTTTCGCTGGTGTGTTTGACTTTGATTTCCATTATACACTTACTACTTTAAGGTTAATAAACCCCATTTTTTGGAGTTTCTCGAATAGTTCTTTTTGCTCTTGTTCGCTACTTACTTTGATGATGATAGCGTGCTGTTCTTTGTACTTGAATTTTGCCATTTGTTATTTTGTTTTTGTAATTCAGAAAATAGTTGTACTTTTGTGGTCTCTCACCCCCTAAAATACAATACCGCAGGCCACAGAAGACTTAATGTCCTCCGTAGCCTGCGGGTGTATTTTTAAATGGGGTGAGAGCCTTTAAAAAGCGGAGGACATTTTTTATACTGCTTGTCCTCCTATTTTAGCAGTGCTTTAAAAGCTTTTTAAAAGCTGTTTAAATCTTCCACCGAAACGGCTTGTATTTCCAACATATATAGACTAACAAGGCGAGTAGCAATAGCCAAAGGGTATGCCTTACGGGGCTACTTTTGACTTGTTTATCCACTTGCTTAACTTGAGTGTAATTATGGTTTTTTGCTTCGGTTTTTGCGTGTGTGTATGAATTATTATAAAGGGTACTGTCAGCCTGCTGTAGGCTCTTAGAATGGGTGTTTGTAGCTTTTATTTTTACCCTTCCGTTAAGTACTCTTATAGTCTCATTATCTCCGTCACGAATGCGGGTGTAGATGAGTTCACGTGGTATGCCTGCACTATCGGTGAGGCTTTCTAATTCGAGTTCAAAGGACGAGTCTGACAGGTCGGACAAGTTCGTTTTATGGGCTTGATAGGCAAAAAGCTGTGAACTATCCTTGTAATGGATAAAGTGCTCTTTCTGCATTTGCCTTTGAGCGTGGGTTTCTACTTTTTTGGTTCTACACCCTACGAGGGCGAGGAACGCTAATAATGCAATAATTATCTTTTTCATACCTATTTTTCTTGTTTCCTAATTTCTTTTTCAAGCCACATCGTACCCTCTTCTAACTTGGTAATAACAAGTGATAATTCTCTTGTACGTGGCAACTGTTCTACTTTTGCAAGTAGATTATCAAAATCTTTCTTTAGTTCTTTAACATTTGTCATATCTAATACTTTTAAATGTTCTTATACTCTTTTTTTGCATCGAAGCAAGGGCAGGCTTTGGCTACACCTGGGAAATCACGGTGTCCTAAAATCTCGGCTTCGGGGTATAGGGCTTTGAGTTCGGTAAGAAGCTTTCTTAAGGCTTCTTTCTGTGCCATTGTACGAGTGTCTTTGGGCTGCAACGTATTTTTGTCGATGCCCCCAATGTAGCAGATGCCGATGCTGTCCTTGTTGTGGTTGGTTACGTGGGCAGGAATTTTATTTACATCTCTGCCCTCTTCCACTGTGCCGTCAAGGCGAATAACATAGTTATAACCTATCTCATTAAAGCCGCGTTGCTTGTGCCAAAGGTCGATGTCTTTGGCGGTGTGGTCGCGCCCTTCGGGGGTTGCCGAACAGTGAACCACTAAGTGACGGATGTTGCGTGTGCTTTTTTTCATTTTTCCCATTTTCCATGTTAATATTAACTACCATTTATCTCCCGATTACCTCAAGGTAAACAAGGTAGTGCCTATATTTTTATATTCCAACTTGTAGTTTTAATACATTCCAACTCGTAGTTTTAACTGCTCTATTTGTTCTCTTAGTCCACTTATTTCGCTACTAAGATTACTGAAAGTAGTAGTATTAATTTCATCTATTTGTTTTTGAATGTATTCTACACCTTTTCTCCTATTTATTTCATAGGCTGGTCTCTTGTCCTCAGGTAAATTCGACCAAAGTACATCTTTTTCAGGAATAAGACCAAAAGTTCCATCAATAGACATAACTTTTTCCCCTTCTGAATAAAAATCCATTCTTTTATCACATGAAAAAATAGCTTTTCCCATGGAGTCAAAAAGTATTAACTTTTTGAGTTTTTCTAAATACTCTTTCAGTTCAGGAGTAATGCCTTCTGGAATTTCACTTTTTACTTTTTCCACTAATTTTTCTGAATCAGGTACAGAAATTTCACCTATTCCCTCTATACCATAGATAACAGTATCTTTATCTCGCCTTGTTTCCACTCTCGGCTTATTCTTAATGTCTCCCCAAGAGTGAGTGTGATCAATAAGGGCATAACGGCCGTCAAGATTAACTGTTAGAGGTGTTCCATCACTTCTGTGCCCTGTGAGCACTCCCGTATCCTTGTCAAACATGAGAGAATTGAGCTTGATATCGGCTACATTTTCGGGTAATGTATCCTTATCATCAAAAGTAGCTTGCATCGTTTCCCCATCAGCAAGGGTAATAGTAAGAGTTTTTGTAACATCCCCTGTTACAGTAATCCCCACCACTCGTTTTTTAGCATTGGTTTCATTGGTTCTTTTTTCCTCATCTGTGTAGTCATTGGAGGATAGCCCTTTCCCCTCCTCTTTATCCACTTTTTTATCAAACAATGCTCTATGTGCATTGGTATCACTAAGATGATTGAGTAGCTGACCTGCTGAGGCTGTACCTTCTACGATTCTTTCCAAGCCCTCAATGGAATCCATTGGAATCTTTTCATCTTTGTGCCAAAAGCTATCAATCCAAGCATAAAAATGCTCTTGCGCAGGTTTCATAAAGTTTGAAAACCATTTTTTGAGTGTTTTTTTTGATGTCATATTAAAAAAAATTATATATTACGATATTTATTTCTATTTAGAATCCTACGTATTCAATAAATTGCACCACACGATAGGGAGGCATATTATTGTGAGGTTGATCGCCACCTGTAGGTGAGGTAGTGCGACTATCAGGATCATCTGCACTGAAGTCAGAAGATAAGGCTCCTCTATCATTATCACGGACTAACCAGGGTATATTCTCAATGTTATGGCTATGGCTTGGCATCTCATCAATAGTGAGTTTGTGGGAGCGTTCACCTCCACTTTGGTTGAGTGCGTTAAGGCGATAGTCTTGTGAGTCTTCGGGTTTCTTCACATAGTCGGGGTCAAGACCTACCGGCATTCTACCTCGTAAGTTCACGTATTCACGCCAGCCTGCGGGTATTTCATTAGCTGGTTTGCCCCATAGAGCGATGAGCCCAATAGGTACAGCTTGCTTTTGTTTTTCGAGTTTTTCAATGCGCTCAAGGAGTTTTTTAGTCTCGGTGTTATCTGTTTTATTTTTGCCTAATTCTTGTAGGTTATTCACTCTTTTAAAATCCTCCCAATTGAAAGTATTCTGGGGGGTAGAGCGTCCAAAGGTAACTGTGCGAATATTCTCTAAAGGACGAAGAAAGCCGTCATCAAATGTTACTTCGTTGGTTACTTCTTTGATAAATACCGTATCATCTTTTGCTCCGCCAACAAAAGGCAATAATTCTCCATTGATATAGACAGTGCCCGCTGAGATAGTGTTGCCTACTTCCTCACAGCCTGATATAATAGCAAGGTTGCCAGCAAGGTGTCCGAAGTGGTTAAATAGGTTGTAGGCGTTCTGCATAAAGGCGAGAAACCCAACATCAAAAGGGTAGCCTGCGTTGTGTTCTGTGTTTATTGTATTCATAATACTAATTTACTAATCTGCTAATTGGCTAATTTGCCAACGTTTGCCCGCTAACTTATAGAAGTTCACTAAGGCTTCGAGTTTGTATTTGTCGTATTGTAAACCTTGTGGGATGACGACTATAAAATCTACTCCCCCATCTATATAATCGCCTCGTTGGTAGAGGAAGACTTTGCCTAAAAACAAAGGCCTATTGGCACTGCGAGGATAGATATAGAGTCGCTCGTTTTGCTTGCCGTCCTCGATACGGATACGCCGCTGCTGGGGGTCGAACTCGTCATTCAAAGCCTTGCGCAAATAGCATACTTGACTGTTGTGTGCGAGGTTGTACAAGTCGGCTGTGCGGGCTTGCTGAAAGGCGTACAGCAGTTTGTGCAAGGGTGTTGCCAGCGTTCTTAACCACGCTACTAACTTAGGCTTGCGCAGGAAGGTTGGCAGTAAAAGAACTACTAATTTATCAATGTTTAAGGTCATCTTATCTTCGGTTAGTGTTCGCTTAGTGTTCGCTTGGCTGTTCGGACAAGCTAACTACTAACGTAGGTTATATCGTTAAAGTTGTCTATCGTAAAGTAGCCCGCAGTGGGTATCTTGCTTATTTCAATGGTTTCAAAAGCCCCATACTCAGCACTACTGGTGATGTTCTTGCTTTGTGCTAACACTAAGTGTGGTATCTTCACCCCTTCAGCTTGTTGTAGCGCATCAATAAGGTGCGCTAATACGAGTTCGCCATTAAAAGGTAACCTTTTTAAATAGTCTTTAATCGCTCTTTCTACAGGCTTAATAGCGTGGATAATACTTTGTCCATTGCTATCTAATACCAAAGGATCATATACTATCTTCATTTGCAGGTGCAGAATATCGGGTTGGTAGTTCACCACTGATAGGCGTACACCCGCGTCTTTTATCTCTGATAAATAGGCTTCAAAGGCTTGCTTTTGGGCATCGGTAATAGGTTGCAATTGCTCGCCCTGTTCTCCTGCTATTTTTACTATCAAACGCCCCTCATTTGGGCTTTCCACAACGGCAGAGTACTTGACAATTTTGCTTGCTTCTATCTGTTCTTCTGTGTGTCCCGTATTGTTGAACTTATCGCTGTCAGTTAAAAGATCAAAACCATACTGAAAGGCAAGGGCTTTGCTTCTATACCAACGAGCGGTGTGGGGTTTAAGCTCGGCAAGGCGTTTGTCAATATCTGCCCTATGTAGGTCGAATAGCTTCTCTAAGCTCCATATCGCCACCGCTATAATATACACCCACAAGCGCCATATAGCTACTTTGGAGGTGCTGTTGAGCTCATTCAAAGCAGGCTCTTGTGCTTTGGCTTGGTAGATGAGTTCTTGTATTTCTTGTATCGTTCGTGCCATAGTTATTGTTGTGTTACTACAAAATCTAAGTTAATAGCCCATATACTAATGCCCTCTGGGCGTTGAGCCACTTTTTCATCTTCTTTGCTGAAAGCTGTTGCAGGCTGTAGGTTTTTAGCCGTATAATAGGCTAATATATCTTTATTAGTGAACGCTTCTGCGGGTAGTATTAAGGTGGTACCCGCTACTACATCATTGGTGATGTTAAGGGCATTGGCTCCGGCCAATTCAAACACGCTCTCAATAGTACCTGTATATTGTAGAGCAAGGTCAAGAAGAGATTGATTATGTAGGGCGGTGATTATCATTTTGCTTTTCCGTTCAATTGCTTGTACTTCTTTAATTCGGTGAGAAGTTCCTCCACAGAGGCTTCTAAGTCCTTAATGCGTTGGTTGGCGTGTTTGAGTTCCTCAATAGCATTGGCGTACTTGGCACCTAAGTCTTCTATCATCTCTCGGTATATCTTCACAGCCTTGTCTACATTGTCAAGTTCGGAGGTTTGTAATTCCATTTGTTGCTTAGGGCGACCAAAGAACCAACCTGCTAAGCCCGATAATACCATACCGATAAACGAACCAAAATGCTCTTTAAGTACTTCTGTTATCCATTCCATATATGAATGTGTTTTTTAATTAATTGTTCCTTTCCCTTCACTTGTAGTAGCTCCTGTATAAGTCCCCGCCTGTAAGGTGATTCCTGGTTGCACTGTTACCTCACCACTCTTGACAAAGGCGTCAATAAGGGAGGCTAAGCGCTCGGCGTACTCTTCTATACTGTCATTGGTTTTGGTAAGCATATCCTGCTGAAGGTCAATAATGCCTTGTTTTAAGGCTTGTTTGTTTAGTGCCATAGATTAATTATATTGTCCATCAATTAGTAATTTGCCGCCCTCTTGTAGGGCTACATCATTAATCTGCATACCATCATACTCCAACTGTTTCTTTATTTCGATGAGTACTTCGGTATAGAGGTCATCTGCGAGCATTTGGGCGATGCCTACCCCTACTTCTGGATGTTCTTTCCATTCTCCCTTTTCAGTAGTGAGTATAGCCTTTTGTTGTTGGTTATCAGAGTACCACACCTCAAAATCACCTGCCAATAGGCGTAGGTCATTGTTGTTGTCTATCAGTATATCTTTCATTAGCTTGTCTGCAACTGGTTTATACTATTAATTGCTCTGAGGAGTTCCTCTTTCACCATTGCCCCAAAGTTCTCTACTCCTTCACGTACAGAGGAAACATATACCTTAGTATCAGTGCCTACATTGCCTATCTGTATATTGATATGCGTTTGTCGGGTGCCTCCTGATACAATATTGTCCTTGGTTTTAGTGCCTTCTCCCGTGGTGGCTGTAGTTTCTCCCGTAATAGGACTTATCCCTGGTGCGGGAGTACTTTCGGTTTTCATACCCAGCTTGCCCATTAGTCCGTCTTTTACCTCCTTAAAGCTCTTGAACTCTAAAGAGTCCCAGGCCTTACCAAAGGCTTCTTTGGCTTTAGCTCCCGCTTCGTTTGCCTTCTTATAGCCCTCTGTTACCGATTTGGCACGTTCCTGCAAGTCATTTTGTATCTTGGCAATCATTGCTTGATTCTCGGTACTATCACCTAAACCAACCGCTTCTTTGAACTTATACCAAGCGAGCTTACAAGCATCTACCCCCGCCATAAAAGCATTGACTGCTGTGTTCCAATGAGCCTGATAAGTAAGGATAAAAGCCTCCCAACTGTATTTCATACCTTGCACGGTATATTCCCACGCCTTACCCCAACCACTTACCCCTACAATGCAATAGGCAATCATAGCTATAAGAGTAATAATACCCGCTATTACCCACGTGATAGGATTAGCTAAAAAGGCGAGGTTTGTCTTAATCACTGCCCAGGTAAGTCTATTTTGCCAAGCGGTAGCAATAGCTGTATAGGTATTGTGTAGTATCAATGCAGTGGAGAATATACCTATAGCTCCTGCAATACCCCATATAACAGGATTCCCATCTTGAAACTTCTGAATGAGCCAGCCTATACCTCCCCCTATACTCTCAAAGACAGCGGACATAAAGTCTACCAAGGGGCCAAGCATAGGGCTAATGGCTTCATATACTTTTAGGGCAAGCTCGGTGATAGAATCCATCATCTTGTTGAACTTACCGCTAAGGGTTTGTCCCGCCTTTTCGGCACCTTGGTAGAATAGCCCTTGTTTATCGGTTGCCCATTCAAAGGCTTGTGCGAGTTCCTGAGCCGAAATACCCCCTTTACTCATTCGTTCTTTGAGCGCAGCCATACTCTCGCCCGTACGCTCACTTATCACTTGCAAGGGGTTGAAGCCCGCGTTTATCATCTGCATTAAGTCCTGTCCTTGTAGCTTGCCTGCCGAGGTGGCTTGTGCAAAAGCAAGTGATAGACTTTGCATTTTCTGCGCGTCACCCATAGCAATATCACCTATGTTCTTGAGCTTGCCAAAAGCAAACTCAGAGGAAAGCCCGAAAGACATCATTGTCTTCTGTGCTTCAATAAGCCCTGCCTTATCGTAGGGTGTTTTTACTCCATAATCAGATAGCTGAGCATATAAGGCTTTAGCTTTTTCTACATCGCCACGAAGCAAAGTAGTAATATTGGCTTGTTGCAAGTCAGCTTCCATACCCTTCTTGATACTTCCTCCTATCATAGCCCCTGCCAATATAAGAGGATTAGTAGCTATTCCTGGTAGGCTGTTTAGGGCTTCGGAAAACCACGTCTTTATTTTACTCCCATTGAGGGTTTGTAGCTTGGTAATACTACGCTCCAACTTTTTGATTTCGCTGTTGTACTTGCGAATAGCGGACAAGTTTTCTATGGGCAATAAGTCTCTTTCGGCTTTGAGTAAGGCTATTTTTTGCTGTAAAGTTTGTACAGAAGTCCCCATTTGTGCAAAGGCTTTGGTAACTTTTGCTTGTGTCAATTGTAGTTCACCAAATTTATCCAACATAGCATCGTTAGTTACGCCAATTTTTTGTAACTTTGCACTGACTAAATCTTTAAGTGTTAATGTATATTCTAAAATATTTGCCACGATGAGAGTCTTATTATTTTTCTTTAACCTCCTTGCCTCTATAGGCTTATTGCTACTGGTTAGTGCAGGTTTTTTCTATGGAGTAGCCCTCCTATGTGTACCCTTTTATGCTACCTATAGGGCTTTTACTGAGAAGGAGCCCACTACTAAAAGAAGATACACCACTACAGCTATTGCCAGTGCCACCACCTTCTTTTTGATAGGGATACTTTCTCTTATGATTTCAAAGGGTATCCAAAAACAGCGTGAAGAGGAACAACAAACTACCTATACTACTTGTATTGTTCCTTCTCCTTTTGCCTAAGCCATTCAAGCTCTTTTACTCTCATAGCCCACTGGGTATCTGAGAGGTCGTCGGGATTGGCAATGTGCAT